CGATCTTCGCCCAGCATGTACTGCTCTTGGACGCGGTAGGTGACGTTGATGAAGGCTTCCTCGCGGTCTTGCAAGGTTTTGTACTCCACCGAATAGGAATCGGCAATGATGTCGTCCATAGTCAGGACTTGAGTGGCGGTGGCTGTTGATGTACCAGTCGAAGAATCTTGAGTGGCGATGGTGAAGGCGTATTTGCCTTGGTTCATGCCAAAGCGCAACAGGAAAAATTCGGCATGTTCCGCGATAAACTCAAAGGCGCCGGACTTTTCAGTGATGATGCCATCGAAGAACAGACTATTGGCGCGGGTAAAAGTAATCGCCTTAAGGAAGGATTCGGTGTCAATGCTGGATGCAGGAACAGCACCAGTGCCGCCGGGGAATGTGGTAAGCAGGTAGTTAGCAAGTTCGGGGAACATGTTGGATGTTCCAGTGCTGCCGGTTTCAAGCAGGTAGATCTCTGCGCCGTCGTCGTAGTACAGGGAAAGTTGACCCGTGGAGGTCATGCCCTTGAAGCCGCGCAGATTTAAGACTGCGGTGGACATGTATGGGTAGTTAGGCGAATCTTGGATGATTTCGTTGATGTAGTTGATGCCGACGGCGTAGTTGACGGTCTGATCGTCGAGGGTGACTTCGCCATAGAATGAGTCATAACCGCCTTTGTATTCCAGCTTGAAACCGTCGCTCAGGTCGATGTTCTGTATTGGAGCGTTTCGGCTGTAGATAATTGGGAAACTGCCCTTACTTTCTGCTTGGTAGCCAGTCGTTGTTCCATCATAAAAGGTTTCGTACTGGAGGTAGTTGCGTCCGAAATCGTCAGGTAAAACTGGTTCGATCTTGTACTGAACGGCGCTGAATGATGGGTGTTGGAGCTTTAGCGTCGAGAACATCACTGTTGAATCCACGCAGGCAATAATGAGCGGCTGAGTGGTCAGTTGACGCCAAGCGTCCGAGCTGGCATTGGTGGCGCTACGCCAATAGATGTGAAATGCCATCTTCGGATTGTTTGGATCCGAGAGAATTTGCGTGAAGTCAGGAAGGGCGCAGGCGTCAGGCGCAGGCAACGCATAACCCGTTGCGGGGGTTGTATTGCGATTGCGGTCTGCATCAGTATAAGGCAGATAATCGACACCAATTTCTTCTAGAAAGTCGCTGTCTGATAAAATAGCAATCGGTATTGGCACCAGTGTGTCCGGGTCTAGTCGTTGCAGATAGCGAGTGCCCTCATCCCAGGCGCGTTGGGCGTTTGCATATGCACTGTCGAGGTAATTTTTGTAGGTTAGGTTAGTTCTGTAGTCAGAGGGGTAACTAGAACTAATGTAGGTTCCAGTGCTGACGACGCGATATACAAGAGTGCCAGTGCTATTTGTCCACATGCTGCCTGGAGGGGCAGTGTCGTTTTTGTTTGATGGGTTACTAGCTAAGGCTGCGGCAAGTCCGATTTCGGTGACTTCGCAACTGCGGGTATTGGTAATAAACGCTTGGATGGGATTGAGGCTGACAGGAGTGATGGTGCTGCTAGCTTCTTCAGCCGGCTCGCCGTCGCAATCAGGTTCTTCACCGCTGAATCCAAAGGTTTGATCGCTATCTATTACTTGAGAGAAACAACGAACCTCACCCCGGTTAATTGTTCCAGTTAAAAATTCCCCGGCACCAGTAAGATTGCTGCTTGCCTCAAAGGTGCCATAGATTGTTGTATTTGATGCTGTGGGATCGTTATCTGCGGTTGATCCATTTGTAACGAGAAAGGACCAATAGTTAATGTCTTTGGAGTCAATAACCGTGCTGCCTAAACGAATACCACGAAGTCCGGGAACACCAAGGACTATGCCGCCTTCACCAATTACATAAGCAGCACGAAGCCATTCGTACACGCCCTCGCTGTGCATCCGCTGGTAAATAGCATTGGGAGCAATAACAAGACCGCCTGAAGTTGTAGTACGTTTGCCGAAAAGTATTGGGATTGTTTCGCTTAATCCGGCAACGGATTGTCCTGTGCTAAGGGCATAGGTGCTGATTCTTTTTGATGGAGTTGTCTCAGCAATAGCAACTTTTTCTTGTGGTTGTACATAGTGGTGATATGGTCCGGCGTCAATAGGTAAACTTTTAACCGTTTCGAGGGAAATCGCTCCGGCCCAATAGGCCTGCGTAGGCGATAGAAAAACTTTCCAGTATCCATCTGCCGATGATGATGAGGAGTCCATCGTTTCTATCTCACAGATACGGGCAATTTACCCGCGTTGGCGGTTGTCAGAACCCTGAACGGGACCGTTCCAGCAAGCTGCAACCCGGCAGCAACGGGGCGTAATGGAGAGCCGATTGTCAGGCCGACGGTGGTCAAGTTGAAGCTGGCATCTGTGACACGACCTGTAAATTCCCAAAATGTTGTAGTAACGCTTCTGCCGATCACCGTGATTTCATCGCCTCTTGTGATGAGGCTTTCAACGTCGCTTTGACGGAGTGTTCCAAGCGGTAAAACGATGTTGACTTCATCAGCTTCGTTGCCCGCGTTGTCTGAGTAGCTGCTGATTTGAAATGGTAAAAAATCTGCGGCGGAGGCGTCGTAATTTTGAACCGCCAGCGAGAGGCTGTAAATCGTCAGTGTTTGGTAGTAGGCAGTCGCGCTCATAGCCCCATGCTCCTGCGGGTAGCGTAACTGCGGCTCATGCGGTTCATCATGTTGGATTCAGCCGCCCCAACCGCTGCCGCCAGTCCGCGTTGCATATCGGATACGGAGACGTAATTCTTGTTGTTCATGCGAAGGACAGGACCGGTAGTGATGTTGACCGAGGTGCCACCGCCGCTGCCGTAGTAGGTGTTTTGTTGGTTGGTGTAATTGGCGGAACTGTTGGATACGCCGGGTGCGCCAGTGCCTGTGATGACGGCTTCGCCTCGGGTGCCAGCGGAGTAGCGGCGCATGGCATCGTTCATCTTGCTGGCTGGGATGATGTATTCGGGCTGCCCGCCTTCGCCCACCATTGCGTTAGTGGGGCGGGTGACGAAGCCACCTTCGGCAAAGCCTGCGGCCTCCAGCTCACGTTCGGATGGAATGCTAGAGTATTGTTGAGTTCCAATGGTGGCTGCCTGAAATGCGGCAACACGTTGATCATAATTTGCGCTAAGTGCCGCAGTAGCCTGTTCTTCAGTGTAGACACCACTAAAACCTTGTTGAGCTAAAGAAACAGCAAGTTGCTCTGGTGTTACAGAAAAAATGCTTCGAGTGGTTGCCGTACTCGTGACGGTTACACCTTGACCACCACCACCACCACCGCCGCCGCCGATACCGGCTTGGGCAGCACGGTTAAAAGCAGCCTGTTCGACCGTCATTTGACGGATAGCGTCGGCTCCCATCAAGTTGTACTGGGCGATTTGTCTGGCGGCGTTTACGCCTTCATACGCCAGCTGGACGGCCTGCTTTTGAAGTTCAACAGCAGCGTAATCTGCTGCGTATGCTTCACCTTTTGCCGCTCTTCGAGCGAGGTCAGCTTGAGCTTCTTTGAGTTTGATGTCACTACTGATAGCAGCAAGCTCAGCTTTTCTTTGCTCTTGCTGTACTTGTAAAACTGTTTGTTGGTAAATCAGTTTAGCACGCTGGAGCTGCAGCTGGTACTGCTTATCGGTATCGCCGGCATTTGTCGCCCGCTGCATCTCTAGATCGTTAAGCGCCAAATACGCGGAAGTGGCGGCAGAAGCAATCGAGGCTTGCTGGTCTAAACGGGTAGCGGCAGCTGTGACAATACCTTCGGAAAGCATCGCCGTTGCGCGTAACTGACTTTCTTGCATTTTTTGTATTTTCAACTCTCTTTCTCTATCTTCGACCATTTGGAAGCTGAGCTCAAGTTGCTTTATTTTTTCACCATAAATACGTTTTTCTCCGTCTACCAGCTCTTCAAGTTTTGTAAGCTGGTCCGCTGTTAGGCCAGCGCTGCTGGCTTTGATTTCAGCAATTTTTGCCTCCAGCTCGGCACGTAGTTCTGTTATTTTTAGGTCTTTTTCTAGTAGTTTTTGTTCTTCTTTGCTCGCACCAATCATCCGCCTGCTTATGTCAGTACGGTCTTCTTCTAACTCAAGAACCTGTTTTTGAGCACCTATTTGTTTGTTTAGCTCAGCTAACTGATTTTCATACTCCGCTGTACCTTGTAAGGAACTTTGGTATGCTTGGTCTAACAGTGACTTAAACCCTGGTATAAGACTAAGAAGTTTGACTGCTCCTGTAATAATTAAATTAACTAGCGCCACAATGCCTTGAACGGCACGCAGTATTGCGGTTAGTGCAAAAATAAACGGTGTACCCAAGAATCCCAGCAGCGTTTGTACGCCTTTAGTGAGGCCGTCCCAGGCTTTCTGGAGTTCGTTTACAGCTGTGGCGGCTGCTTGGACGCCCAGTCCACCTACATCTCCGGTTTGAGTAAAGGCCGCTCCACGGATAAGTTCTTGGGCTTTTGTAAAGTCACCTAGCTTTTTAGCAGCAGTTACTTGGCGCTCAATTTCTGCTGTAAATTCAATGCCCTGTTCGCGCAAGCTGGAGTAATTGTTACCCACTAAAGCAAAGGAGTTGCCGAGTTTGGCTGCTGATTGAACAGCCTGATCCAGTATTTGACCGATGGCCCCACCGAGAATTTGGCCGCCAAATCCTGTTCCAACAAACGAGCCCAGGACAGAACCGGCTACTGTGCCCGCACCACCACCAAACAACAGGGGAAAACCTGCGCCTAGCGCTAAACTCTCAAAACGTTGATTTCTAGCTTTCTCTGCATTTCGCCTATCTGTTCTTTGTCGCGATGCATCTCGCGCAAAATCTGCCGTAGCGGGACCAAATTCAACCTTACCTAACTGGATATCTACGCGGCGACTGGCCTCGGCAAGCGCCTCAAACTCTTGACTTGTCATTCCAACAAGCCGTTGAACGTCTAGAAGCTCTGCTTGGTAACGTTCAAGAGCTGCAATACTGGCATCGCTGCCAGGTCCTACTAAACCTTTACCTACATCAAGTAGTTTTTGTACTTTTCCACTTACCCCTTGTTCCCTTAAGGGTGCGGTCATACCAGGAGCTTGTCTGCGCTGGTATATCCCTTGCAGTGTGTTTAATCGTTCCAGTTCTTGTGTCAGTAAAACACGTGAGGCGTTAGCTGCTGCAGTAAGAGCATTTGTAAACTGATCGGATCCTGTTTTTGCGTTAGCGGCAATGTTGTTAAATGCGTTAAGTTGTGTATTTACACCGGCTATACTTGTTGAAAATTTAGCGGTTCGTGTATCTCCATCGGCATAGGCTTTTATGAGCGCGATAAGGTTGTTTTTAGCGCTCTGTATTTCCTGAGATTTAGCCGGAGTAAATAAAGTTGGTATAGGTTTAATGCGTTTAGTTAGATTTTCAATGGCGCTTACGCGCTGTTCCACAGTCTTTAGACTGTTAAGCCCTTCTACGCGCAGGTCAATAACAGCGGAATAACTTACTGCCATCTGCCTGATGGGACTGTTGAACCAGTCTACGCATCAAAAAGCCGCCGGGGTTAGCGGCGGCGTTTGGCTTTTTCCATTTCCTTTTCTTGGTCCTCGTTGAGGATCTGGAAGTAGGCGCTCCAGCCGATTAGCTCTTCGGCGGTCATGGTGGTGGCGACTTGGCTGAGGGTTAGTCCTAGCTCTTTGGCCACACCGAACTGGAGCATTAGCCAGTTGTTTCGGCGAAGTTGGGCACTTAGTTCTTTGGGTCGAGCGGCTCGGCATCGTCGGTCAGGATCGCCAGCATTAAGGTCTGGAGGTCCTTGTCCTTGACTTCGTTTTTGAGGATGTCTATTTCGCCGGCGGAAAACAGCTTAGTGCCATTTTCGTCCATGGCCTTGGTGATCAGAAGCTGGAGGGCGAAGGCGTTGGCGTCGTCGGATTTGGCTTGTTTTTGGGCGCGTTCGCGCTCGGCCATTGTTAATGGTGCTACCCACATCTCAAATTTGCTGCCATCGGATAATTCGACGACTTTCTTGACGGGCTCCAGATTGGCCGCCTTGCGCAGACGATCTATGGCGCGGAGTGAACTGGAAACAGGCATACAGATCCTGATGGTCTGTTGTTAGTGTAGCGCAGTACAAATAAAAAGTCCCGGTTTTTGGGCC